CCTCTGAAAAGGGATGGGTGCACAGTCTTGAGATCGTTAGCTAAGTAGGTCTCGTGCCCGTTGTAGTTGATTGTTTGTGGGTGATTGGAAGCCATTTATTCTAAGACGTGTGAGTTCGAAGAAAAAATTCAATTTATATGATGTCTTCAAGGGCGAGGTCAGCTTCTATGTAAAGAGGTACACTCATATCAGTTTATGTAGGAAACCTACATCACAAATCGGTCAACTATGTTGTCAACGGTTGGTTCAATGTACAACTGGTCAAGCATTTCGCTAGCGAGGATGTATTTGACGGTTCCATGTATGTGATAAATGGAATCCTTTCTGCTCAGGTATGCCTTCTTTTCATTTATGAGTTTTTCTAATCGATTGCTAAGGTATTGCATGCGTTTGTGCGTACCCCTCTGCTCGCTCTGATTACCACCGACAAATATACGAATCACATCCTGTATATCGCCAAAGAACTCAAATGGGGGGAACTTCATGTTATCTTTGAGGCGGATAGGTACAGAACTCTTTATATTTGAAGGACAGGTGATTTCGTTTCTAGTTGCACTTATCTTTTTTAATGAGCTATCATACCAGTCAATGGACCTCCAGGAACCATACACTGAAATAGGTTTCCAATAGAGATAACTTCCATCCACCTCATTTGTCGAGCGCATCACTTCAGCGTTCCTATTCCCGTAGTAATTTGTTAACGCGTAAGCGGGTGATAGGATTTCAGAGACACCAAAATCGGCAATGTACGCGATAAATCCAGCGTTTTTAACAAAGTAGGATTTACCCCCAATTACATATTCGAAATAACCACCCGGTTTGACCACCTGAATAAAAATGTTTGAAGATTTAATGTCCCGATGCCATATGCCATAGTAGCGATGAATCGCATGCACTGCAATAAGCATTTGATACAACACGCTCAACTGCTGGTCAAACTGTTTAATTTGTGTACGTTTCAGATCCGTATCCATCGATTCCATGAAGGTAACGTAGCAGGAGCTTGATGCTGACTTCCTATAATGATCTTTGATTAAGCATCCATCGCACATGGCCATGTTGTAGACGTAAACGAAATTGGGACATTTACGAGTCAACAGGAGTTTGTTGATGAGGTCTAGGATCTTATTTTCTCGTGGGTATGACTTTTTATTCAAGCTCTCCCATTTCTGATTCTGCTTGGTAGCCTCTTTAAGGACTTTTTTTTCATCATTATTTAAGTAGGCCTCTTTGATGACGAGCTGTTCACCTTCTTTGACGAGGGTAGCTCTATACACTTGACCGAACGATCCTTTTCCAATTTTGACTATATTTGACAAGTTGGCTCTAAATGCTGGAGCGTTGGCGCCTGTAAGGCACACGTTCCATTGATCTGTTTTGATTGACCTGATTGCATTGTTGATGCGGAGACCCTTCTGAAGACGTTGTGAGAACCATGACGTTTGTGGTGCATCGGTTGGCGGACCACAGGTATCTTCATACAATTTATAAATCTTCCCTAGCGGGTCGATAGAGGACCCCGTTGCAGGGTCCGTTGTTGGATCATTCTTCCATTCATCACAATCGTCTTCAATATACATGTATTTTTTTTGATAGGCAGGGCCTAGTTTTAATACAGAGCCTAGTTTTGGTAGTCCTGGAGATGCTGGTGATGCTGGTCTTCTAATACGCCGAGAACCTGGAGAGCCTAATTTTGGAATACCTGGAGAGTCTAGTCTTCCAATGCCTCTGCAGCCTGGAGAGCTTAGCATTATTGGAGACCCTAGTTTTGGATAACCTAGTTTTTTTTGAACCAACTTTGGAGATGCCAAAGTTGGAAATCCTCCACACTCTTTCTCAAGTTTCAAGTATGTGGGTCCACCAATCTTAATTATCCTACCAGTGTCTGGGTTTATGTTTGGATTTATGTACCAGTTTAAACATTTGGGCGAGTAGTGAACGCGTCGGATAGGTGGTTTTGGAGCGTCTGAGCATTCAACTTCCAGATCTTTGTATACTCTACCTGTTGGTTTGATTTTACGACTTGTCCTTGGGTTAATTAACCTATTCTTTTTCCATTGATTACATATATCCATTTTTACTTTCATAAGATATTGATAAACGGTTCTTATTGATCAAACATCTGTATATCAATTGGATCTGATCTAAACATCCTTATTAGTCTTTAAAAAAAGATGTCTTTGCAACTAACTGCTGAGCAAAAAGAGAAGCTATGTAAACTGGATGAAGAGATGAAGCGGCGGAAGGAATATTCTGAGAAGAGTCGCTCACGTCGTGAAGCATCGTCAAAGGCCACCGGGATTCCTATGAATATTGTTGAAATGGACGTTATTAGGATAGGAATCTTATTAGGGTTAATAAAAAAGAAATCTATACTTGAAGGTAAGGAGCCCAACACAACAGGGTCACTTATTAGTATGTTTCTCGGTGATGAAGACAAGTTTAACATAGACCGTTCCAAGATCCCTAATAATTTTAGAAATGCTCCTACCGTATTTACTGAAGAAGAGAAAATCAACTACCACCAAGAGTACGTAAAACATCAATGTGAACAAATGTCGAATATGATCACGGGCATGATCAATGAAGAGATTAATAACATAAAAAGTCATATAGCTATCAATTTGGAAACGCACACTATTGACACCTTTAAGACAGTCTGTGTTGAAACCATTGAAGTAATTCTTGAAGAACTATGTGAAGATGGAGAGGATGATGATTCGCTATGGTCAACTCTAACTGTTACACGTAACGCTTTATTGGGGGTGGTAGACATATGTGAATACAAAAAGATCCTGAATGATCAAATTATGATGCTCAGGAAGTCTAACAAGGTCCACTCTCGTATCATGGACCACCTGTCTGTCAACGACGTGAGGCTGTCGCTCTACAAAGGATGCCTTAAACAAACCCAGTGTATTTCAACCAATGAAGATTTAAATAGGTTATCCAGAGAAGTGATTTTGAGGTGCTACATGAAACCACCCGAATTGAGACCGTTTGACTTTAAGGATATTTTGAGGCATTGTTGCATTCCATCGCTTGTCTGCTTACCAGTTGATAAAGTGATTGAGCACGGGCTTCTAGGACCTTACCGTAACAACTCGATAGGCTACCTAGATATGGGTAAAAAACAAGCAAACACGTGGTCATTCTATAACTTGAAGAGTATAAATGAGGATGGTGTGAGGTTATGGGTGCTTGATAACAAGTTGTGGATGTTGACGGACAACATGATTTCTGCCATGAGTGCATACATGATTAAGATCTTCAGGACTTTTTATCGCGAGTTTTATGATACGAACGAGTTCAGACATGGTTTTTGGATGGCTTCGCAAAACAAACACTACGATGCGTTTACAAACATGATGAACAACATTTCTTTCATTAGCAACCATGTCATGTTTCACAAGTTCTTAATGATGATAATGACACAACGGTCATGTTTGATCCCAACAGAGTATGACTTTTTCAATCACTTGACCCACTACGACTTTTCTATTACGTACGCACCCTATGTCAAATGTTTCGATGAAAATATGAAACATATATTTGACAAGTTGTCAGCTGAGCATCTGGACAAGTTGAAATCTTTATTCATTATAGCCCAAATAAGTTGAATTTAATGTTCTGAAACTAGTAGGAATAGGTAAAAGATGTAAATAAATATAAATATAAATATAGTACGATTTAGCATATTTGCACCTTGGCATTATTAATACTTTTATATGAAGCTAGCCTTGTCATATAAAATCATACAGCTTTCGTGTCATACTGGGTTATGTATTATATTTACACAACAAAATGGAGAATATAAAGAGTTTTAACCAAACCGGTGAAACAAACGAACCACATCTGACAAAGGAACAGACTGCGTTAGCCAAGGATGAGTTGGTTAAAAGCGTTGATGTATTTCCTCGAATCAACAGGCGTTTCGTTGACCCACAGGTACCCGGAGAGCCCAAGTTCGCCCTTTTCTCATACATTGATACCCCTGATGAAGATATGAACAAGTTTCTTAAAGAGATAAAGAGTAGTCTGAGTGATGATCAACTGGAAAAGCTAGAGAAACTACAGAACCGTACCCACATAGTGAAGGGTGTCGCTAAGATCAGGGGTGCATATCATACCCAGCAAGATGCTACTCAGCGGGCAGAGGAGATAGTGAGAGAAATTGACTCTACCAACTCCATATTCACATGTATCATTGGCGCGCCGTTCCCTCTTATCCCTGTTGGTATGGCAGAGGAAACGATCGAGGTTAATCTTCAGGATAAAACCGAACAAGCTATAGGTCAGAATGTGAGAAACAAACGATTAAAAGATAAGAAAGAGATGGACGAAATCAACAGACGCGAGGAAGAGCTTAGGTCCAATGCTGCAAAGGACCCCAACGCCGAAGACGTGGAAAATTACATTGCCCACCGAGTGAAGCTGGCTCATCTCAGATACTCCATTGAACAACATGTCGTGAAGCGTGCCGAGTGTGTCGAAAACGAAAAGGCATGTGTCAAGTGGTTGATTGAAATGAAGAATAAGAACCCCGAATTTGAAGAGAAATACATGGAAAAGTACATGGATGCGCGCAAGAAAGCACACATCCCTGATGATCAAACACCTGATGGTTTCATGAAATACATGAACGATCCACTTATCAAGCTCGAAGAAGATGTAGAATAAATTCTATATCAGATTCGTAACCCCTAGGGGTTATGAAGACATACATAATTTTATTCATTTACGCACTCTTGTTAAAGCAGCCCATATGATAGGATGTTTATCCTGAGTGCCCGTCGTCGTGCTTGACACTTCAGGTGATTGGATTGGTTTGTAACCACCCGAGACATTCTTTGATACATTCTTTGATACATTTTGAGAGTGTACGATACCGCTATCCATGATATATTACATAAACGTTGTTATTTTTCAAAGCTGAATTCAACTTGTATTTAATTTCTCAATGATCGTATTTACCACAATATCAACAGATGGCAGTCCTTCGATGATATACGAATTACCCTGCCCATCATATGTCTTGACGTACCTACTATGAAGAAATTCTAAGTAATTCTTGCTAATATTCTTCTCACATTCGCGATTCCTGGAGCGCATGCGATCAAAGCATGTATCAACGTCCGTGTTTATATAGAAACTGATATCAGGCTTCCATCCCAGATGTTTGTAAATGTCGAGGATGAGTGTTTCCTCCTCATTAGTGAGGAAGCCAGACTTTACACCATTCTCGACAAAGATTAATGACGATGTAGGGGATCGTTCAACGAAAACGAATTGCGAACCCTTAGTCTTGCGCATATGATCATACTGGGAATACATAGAGTTTAGAATCTTTATCTGAAGCGTGCACATCCAACGACGTGGGTCCTTATAGAAACGATCAAGCAAATTACCCCAATTGTTTAGATCTTCCTCAAAAACCAAGTAGCCCTTATCTTTGAGTTTGTTCAGGATGGTGCTTTTACCTGCACCGATGTTCCCATCGATAGAACAAATCTGAGGCGTTGTCATTTTTGATTTATTATGACCATGAGCTGTCCATAATTCAACTTTTCTATATTCGTAAACTAAACACACAACGGAGTTATAAACACTCTATTACAATCAAAATGCGCATATTCAAGACCAAACTGCTTGAGTTTATAGATGAATTATTAGTGTTGTTTAAAAACAATGATAGGACTGTGTATACGCGTCTCATCTACTACCATCATCAGGTCAAGAATAAATTAAACGAGGATGAACTGCACACAGTTGTAATAAATTTCCTATCACAAGATAACGTAAGAGAAATGATAAGTACGCATAATCATTTATTCACTAAGGGGACACCTCTCGAAACAGATGTCAACTTGCTGTGGCAGTCGTGCACAGCCAATAATAAAGTCGTTATTTGGAAATGGGTTGAAGTTATTATAAATGCTTTTGAGCCATTGACTTAAAAATGCGAGTGTTTTGGTCATAAAAATATTTACTTGTAAAAAATGATGTACAATAACCCTACACGTGGACTCGATGATTACAATGATCACACTAATTATAGATACATTAGGGTTATGCCTTACGAAGAAAGAGAGGATTTCATAGACATGAAGCAATCCAACATTTCCCTTTTGGTCGTGTCAATCATCGTCATACTATTCCTGTTATTCCTATTTAAATATTTATAAATTTCTCGTGTCATTACCTCATGAGGTAATGACAAAAAACATAAATATTGTATAATAAAAATATCACATATAATAAGATTAATAATACTAAGGTTAATACTAAGGTTAATA